CCCTCGCTGACGCCAGCAGGCGGAAGTATTCCTCATGGTCCAGGCCCTGAGTGAACCCTGGGGTTTCTACCAGGCGACCGCCCGGGAGATCCCTCATCGCCTTGGCTGCCTCCTGGCGCCTGCGGTGGGTCACCTGCCCGGAGAACACCCATGGCAGCGGGCGCCCCGCCGCCTCATCCTTGAACTTCGGTAGGACCTTGTAGGCGTCCGGAGCCGGTCCGTTCGGGATGAACCTCGTCCCTGGTGGGTAGCTTCGGTCGGTCTGCGGCGTCATCACCCACAACTTGATGTTCGGGTGCGATACGTCCTCGAAGGGGAAAGTCCCTTCCTCGTCTCCGGCCAGGATCAGCAGACACCACGGGAGAGGCGCGATGGCGTCATTCAGGGCCTGCGCTTCATTCCCGTGATGCCGGGCGGGAAGGACGACGACAGCTCCGGACCCTTCCGGTACGTCCTCCAGCGAGTCGTGGTGCCGGAATCCATGCGCTCCGGCTGGACGCCAGTCGAGGTCGCTGAACAGGCGTTCCAGCATCGCCTCGTCCCAGTAGCCGCGATTCGGGGTCTCCGGCCTAAGGGAGAGCCAGACGATGTCAGTGGTCATACCGGCCTTCTCAGACGGGTTCGTAGTAGACGTGAAGTTCATGTTCGTACTCCAGGATCTGCTCGTCGTACCCGAAGTCTTTGATCCAGTTACGGAAGTCCCTGGAGTACTCGCCGAACTGGTGGAACATGAACTCCGGGTGGATCGACGCGAAGATCAACGGGTGGTGGTCGCGGACAGTGTTCTCGGCGCCGCGCATCACCTGCCAGTCCGAACCTTCACAGTCGAACGTGATGGCGTCCGGGACGACACCTGTCCTGGCGACGTAGTCATCGATGCGGATCTGCGGAACAGCGTCCGCTTCCTGGTACAGCTCACGGAACCCGTGATTCGAGATGACTTCCCCGTAGGCGCACGCTGGCCAACCATCGATATCCGGCTGGGAGAAGATGGACTCCAGATGCACGGGGTGCTCATCGGTGACGTTACCGGCGAAACCGGCGAACGTTCCGAGCGGGAGCGGAAGATGGTTGGCGTCCCAGATGGACCTGATGTTCGGCCACACCTTCGGGTTCGGCTCCCAGAGTACCACCTGGGCACCCCAGGACTGTGCGAGGGCGGGCATCTCGCCCTCTTCGGCGCCGACGTAGAACAGGACGTCGCCTTGCTTGAGCTTCTCGTGCATCTTGTCGAGCCTGGCGCGCTCCCATCCTGATTCGGTGTGCCACTGCGGGCGATCAGCCCGGAACTTCGGAAGAATCAGCGGATACTTCCCATTGAGAAGCATTTCCACCATTTCCACCATTTCACACCTCCGGTTTCGGCCACCACGTGAGCGGCTTGGACTTCCATGGCAACTTGTACGTCGGGTCCATCGGATGGTCCGGATGTCTACCCCACTTTTCGGCGAAGTACACGCGCATGTTCTCGGCCTTCTTCGGATTGATGTCCACACCGGCAATCTTCAACCCGTGCGCCATCCCCATATCGGTGGCCTCCACCGGAATCTTCGTCCAGAACTGCCTGGAAAGGTCGAATCCGTGCGCGATCCGCACGGCGTAGTCAAGATCCCCCGGGCCGTATGGATCGAAGTTCTCGTCCCATTCTCCAACCACGTCAACGACTCTCTTGTGAAAGGCGATCAGATGCCACCCGAACAAGTGATCACCTTCCAGGACGAGAAGTTCTTGAGAAGACTCCATCCCATCCACGAAGTCCATGCCGCCAGGAGGCCCGAAACGTACAGCCGCCGAGATGTACACCATCCAGTCGGCGCCAGTTTCACGTAAGACTCGGACCCCATCATTGCAGGCCGCGAACACCCCACGATTCACCTGCGTGTTATCCACGACCAGGACATTCTTCCTGAAGTCCGGGTGCATAGAGTTCAGACAGTCTTGCGTGTATGGCGGCCAGATGCTTGGAAGGACTCCGACCCAGCTCACAGAGCACCCTGGGCCTGGAGAATCTCCAGCATTCTGGAAAGCCGATTGGTGTAGGTGTGGTTTGCCTTCACGTGCTCATGTCCGGCCCTGCGGATCCGTTCGCGTTCCTCGTCGTGCTCCAGGTAGTACTCGATCCTGTCGTGGAGTCCGTCGAGGTCACCGAACTGGTAGAGGATCGCGTTCTCCCCGTCAACGAAACCGTCGTCCAGACCTTGGATGTCCGGTCCGATCTGGAAGGCGCCCCGCCCGGGAGCTTCGTAGCGCCTGTCCGAGGTGTACGAGCGGTGGGTGAATCCGATCACCAACGAGTCACCGATGGCGATCTTGGATCCGGAGTACAGCTTGTTCAGGGAAATCCCACGGACCGGTTCACCAGGACGTCCGTGCCAGGAGAATCGGTCCGCGAACTGGCCTTCGAGCCAGTCCAGCAGATGCGGACGGTACGGCCATTCCGGGTGGTACTGCCTGCTCCCGACGAAGATCACATCATGCTGGATGGGTTCGTCACGGATCTCACACTCGTCGCGGACTACACCCGGGGGCATCCAGAAGTGGTTCACTCCCTTACCCTTGAAGAACTCCTCGCTCTCCGGATCCCCGTCCGGAGAGAAAACGAAGTCGGTCAGCCAGAACGGGTCGCTTCCGATGCCATCCTGGCGGTTTCTCCCCGCGACGACTGAGTTCTTCAACCCGTAGTACAGGTCGAGGTGGTAGCTGACCGAAGGGATCTCCTTGGCCCGGAGCCACTTCAGGTGCTCCATCCGCACCGTCTGACCCCACGTCCGGGTGTACAGGAAGAAGTCTGGGGTCATCTTCCCAAGTTCGGCGCGCAGGGACGCCGGAGTGTAGGCGTTTTCCTGCAAGCGGTGAACGGTGTGCCCAAGCTGCTCCAGCGTCCTGGCCAGGTGCACCTCGGTGCACCACGGGAGGGAGAAGTTACCCACGTAGGCGATGTTCAGATGCTCTTTCACGATCCGTCCTTGTCGAGTAGTGTCCCGCCGGGTCCGAGTCCGTTGGCTTCCTCTATCTCCCTGTGGACCCTGAGTCTGGCCTCTCCCTGCATGCTCCGGTTCCTTGAATCCTTCCTCACGTGGGCCCGGTAGATAGCGCCCTGAACGCCTTCCACCGTGGCTCCGTTGAGGTGGCAGCGGAGCCACAGATCCCAGTCCTCGGACCAGGAGAATTCCCTCCACCCGCCGACATCCCGGATCATCTGGGCCCTGGCCATGGAGCCGACGACCAGCCAGTTCCCCTGCAGCAGACAGTTCCCGGTGCAGATGTGGGAGTGCCCGGCAACCCTCGGGAAAGCTGGCCTGCGGGACGTGACACCGGACGTGTACCGGACTCTCGGGGCTCGAATGTCGGCGGTACCAGCCCGCATCGCGTCCAGATACCCCGGTTCCAGCTCATCGTCGGCATCCAGGAACACGACCCACTCGGTACCCACCAATTCCAGGGCGGTGTTCCTGGCGACGGTGATGTTCCCGCCGTCGATTTCGACGAGTTCGACCAGGTTGGTCTGTGTCTTCGCTGACTTGACGGCGCGTTCCGCGAACGGACGCCAACGTTCCAGGTCACCGAAGATCGCGACGGCTACCGTAACGTCCACATGCGCTCCCTGGTCAGAAAGAGGCGTTGGCCGCGGGGCCCGATCATCCGCCGCCGCTGAAGAGCATACAGATGATCTTTCGGGGCCTTGCCCCAGTTTGGATGCATGTGCTCAACTTTGGCGTCTACGGCGAACGCCCACGCCTTCCGGAACTTGGCGGTACCCACCAGCTCGTCGTCCACGAACTCATGGGTGTACCCCTCGTGGAGGATCTTCCCCGGCTCGTCGATAGTCCCGTACCGCACGGCGTAAGTGCGCGTCACCAGGGAATGCGTGGAGTGTTCTCCGGCCATCACCCGGGGAGACCCCAAGTCGTTGGTCCCAATCACTCCCACGCCGGGTGTCAGGACAGACAGGGCAGCCTCGAACCATCCCTGATGGAACTTCAGGTCATCGGCCCCCAAGAACACAAGTTCCCGGCTCGTCGCCTCAAGACCCTGGTTGATCTTCCTGGCGTAGTCCCCGAACGACCTCTTCTGGACGAAGATGTGTTCGGCGTGGAGCCGGTTCATCTCATGGATGACGGCGTTGTCGTTGTCGGTGACACAGAACAACACTTGAGCATCCGGGACGGTGTCCAGGATGTTCGCGAGCAGGGGTTCCACATGGTGCGCGCGGCCCAGCATCGGAACGATCACCGTCAGATCCTGCCCGGTGAACATCACATCAGGCCCGGTGAACATCACATCAGGAAGGAGTCGAAAACCGGTTCGCTCTGCACAACCTCCTGGAGTCCCTCCACGAACTCCTGCTGGCGGGCGAGAGCGGCCATCCGGCAGGCATCCAGAGCGTGGAACTTCCCCTTGTTGAAGATCTTCCTTCCGTAGGCGTCCGTGGACGACTTGGAGATCGTGTAGGTCTGCCCCTGGAACTCGCGGATCAGGTCCCGGTCCCAGGGAAGCTGAAGGATCCCCTTATCAACCAGAACGCGGAGAATGTCCGAAGAGTACTCAAGGACCTTACCTTCGATCGGCTTCGGATCCCCGTCATCCCCATCCTCTACCGGCTCATATCCGACGGTGATCTTCCCCGAGAAGTTGTACCCCCGAAGGTGCTTCGCCAGGACAGGGTTGAAGTCCGGGCTACGCTCGTTGAGGATCTCCTGGTAGATGGGCAGACCGAGGCCGGTGGAGTCCATGGCGATGGCCCTGGGCCGGTAGAAGTCCCAGACGGCGTCGATCACCCGACGCTGGTCAGGAGACCCGACACGCTCCAAGTGGATCCTGGTGAGCAGCTTCAGACGCTCATGCGCGACGTTCCTCTTCTTCGCCGTGGTGATACCACCGGTTACCCCTGGGCCGCCGGACTTGGATTCCTCACCGAAGATCAGGATCTCGGTGGGGTGGTTGGTGAGACCCAAGTCGATACCCACCCACACCCGAGAGTACGACTGGTGCATCCCCGGGAAGTTCAGGAGAGCCGTGATCGGCAACCCCGAGTCCTTCAGGGACTCCTCGGAAATCCTGACGTGCAGGTACTCCTCGGTGTTGTAGTGGGACTCCTTGCGTTCGTCGACGCACTGCATGAGCCGAGACAGGACGAACAGGGCGCTCTGGGCGTCCCCGTGCATACCGAGGATGTTCCGTCGGTAGTCCGGGTGGTCCCGGGATCCGTACAGTTCGGCCTTCGCCTCCCGCTGCACGGAGTCCCAGTCATCGCGGTGCATCGCAGTGACCCGGTGGACCCGCCACCCCGAGTTCGGCTGCGTCTGCTTGTAGAACCGGTCCCGGACCCCGCGGGACACGCCGTGGGCGCGCCACGTGGAGTCCTCCGCGCCGAACTTCAGGGTCTCGCCCAACTCCACCCAGCCGGAGTTGTGGACGACGATCCCTTCAGCGATGAATGACTCGTCCTCATCCACCCCGAGGTCATAGAGAACCTGTCCTCGACTTGACCGCCTCACGTCCCTAACACGCTGGTACCGAAGAAGGTCATGGTCGAACGCCTGCCCGGATTCTCCGCCCACAAGCTGATACCAGCCGCCGTTCGCCATGCAGAAGTCGCGGCCATTCACGGACCGTTCTCTCTCGTCGCCTACCCAGTACCAGGAGACCACATACCCCAGGGTCGCCGCCAAAGTGCGCATGGCGGCCGCCTGCTTCTTTCCCACGGTAGAGAACTTCCACCGCCCATCCAGGTATCTCGGATCATTCACCTCACATCCGTCCCCGAAAAGCGCGCCCTCGAATACAGCCCTGCGCCATGCGGTCCGAAGACCGTACACCCACGCCGGGACCTGCTTCTCGAACGCCCCATGCCCGCAGTTTTCGTGGACCCACCCGGCGAACACCGCGTCGTACACGGTCACGCCGAGACACTCGGCGCTGTGACCGACCTGACGTGGCTCCGTGGCATGCAGACCGGCCGACTTGCAGCGCCTCGCAACCTCACCGACCTCATCGGCATGGACGGTGAAAGTGACGGACTTCGGTGTCCCGTCCGGGCGGAACCCGATCGACCCGTCCGCAAGGTACAACCCGAGAATCCAGAGAGTATCGACCGAATGTTCACTCCAGGAACGTCCTCCCCGCCTGCCGCCAATCTTCGTCGGGGAAGGAGGAGAGGGAACTTTCGGGAACCTGACCGGCGCCGCCCACCAATGGGACTCCAGGCTGTCGGCCCGCACCCATCCCGGTCCGCTGGACAAGACGTTGGACAGGACGTTGGCGTCAGCGTCCTCCCGGACGGCCCAGAACTTGTGACCCTCGCTCACCGTCAGCCCAGGATGCCCATGGCCCGCGACCGTCACGGTATCGCGCACGCGGGTCGTCGTCGACGTCACCCTGCGCCAACGACGGCGGTGCGTCAGGACACAGTCGCCGACCTTCACCTCCTCGATCGGCATGTACCCGGCGCGGGTCAGGATAAGCGTCCCCGCGGGGAAACACTCCGGGTAGTCCTGAGCCTCATCCATCTCCAGCTTCTTCGGGTGCATCAGTCAGCCTTATCGCCGTTCGGAAGGAAGGCGGATCCACGATGGACCACCCCATCGCCGATGTAGGAGAAGTCCTCCGCGACCACCAGGTCGACAACTTCTCGCCTCCCGGCCGGTTCGACTCTCTTGACGCGCCCCCACTGGAAGTCATGGTCGATCACATTGGCGCTCACGTCCGGGTCCTTCAGGTGGACCCGGAACGAACGCTTCGGAGGATTCTTCAACCTGACTCCGGAGATGAACTCAACCTTCGGGTCGGTCCAACTGAAAGACGTCGCATATCCGAGGGACTGCCCGAGGAGCTTCACCCCGATCGCGAGGTCCTTGCTCGCCGACGACGCTTCCCATCTATTTTTCGAAGCGTGCCAGTAGCCATCTCCGGATAGATATCCGTCAAGAAGCGACCTGCGGAGATAATCCGGGATACCTAGTGCCCATCCTGGGATCCGCTTGCCGTGCGACAGCCGCCCGAAGTTCTCTACCAGCCACCTGCACAACTGGGCGTTTGTGATATCGACGCGTGGCGCGTTCTGGTGGCTTACCCGCCTCGCATTGAAACCGTTCTTCTCCGCCAGCTTCGTGATTGCGCTGATCCCCGCGTCGTCGTCCGTGAACATGACCCTGATGGGGTGTCCGTCCCTCATGCCGATGGATCCGCCAGCAAGGTACCTTCCGGCCAGTTCGAACAACCCGGACAGATGATCCGGAACGCGCAGAATGCCATCTTCCATGAAGTCGTCGAAGATCTCGATTCTGTCCCAAGGAATCTCCGGGAAGGCCATCGGGCTCGCCCAGTACCAGCGCTCGGTCAGCTCGGCGTTGTCGACGACCACCCAGGTGGGACTCCCTAATACCTTCGACGGCTCAGCCCGACGCCCGAAGAACCTGTGGTTCTCCGACACCACTAGACCCCGATGCCCAGCCCCGGACACTGCCACTGTGTCAGCTTCGTAGCGGTACACGTGAAGAACGGGACGGAACCTACCCAGCTCCGTCAGAACCATCGTCCCGGCGGTGACATCACCTGCCGGGACAAGTCCCTCATCGGTGAGGACGAGCGTGTCAACCGACACCGACCCCTTGACCCCGCGTCCGTCTTTCTGCGGGATGCGACCGATGATTTTCGCGCCGTTGCGGAACTTCGCCTCGAACGGGCGGTGCGTGAAACCCTTCGAGTTGCCGGTGGTGTCGAGGAACTCCCTGGTCAGCCTGGTGGACAGGAGCCTGTCCTCGATGTTCTTCGTGACCGGATCGAGGTGGATCATCTCCGGTGCCGTGATGAGCATTTCCTGACCGGCGTTGGTGAACGGGAACGCCCACGAACGCATCTGGATACCTAAGGAGTTGTGGGTCGGGATATACCCGCGACCGACCAGGAACAAGTGATCGTCCGAGTCGACCGTGATGCACCTGACCGGCCTGGAATCAACCTTTCGGATCGACTTGATGGAGCGCTTGTGACGTCCTTTGAAGAACTTAACCTTGGATGCCTTGCGCTCATACCAGAAAGGATTGAACCGGTTTGGGGTCCAACCGGCACGCCATCTGGTGCCAACCACTTTCCCGTCGAGGGTGGCATTACTGAACCTTGCAAAACACTTCTCTCCGAGGGAGTTGACCAGCTGCACTAACTGTCCGAAAAGATGCTCATTCATCAGATTGAACGCTGGGCGCCCTCCGGATGCCGTACCGTCAGCATCCATGAATCCACGGATCAGCTCGATCCGGTCAGGAATGCTAGCGACCAGGTAGGACTCCGGAATGGACTTCCTCCCCGGAATATCATTCCTGTCTGGACGTTTCGCTCCGGCCGCAGTCAAGAGGCGACCGAACTGTGTTCCATCCGGGCCTCGCAACGACACTCGATGTGCCGTGCGCTCCTTCCTGGGGGGACGCACCGTGGCCGAATATCCGAGAGACACCACCTTCTGCAGGAAGTCTTCGATGTCCTCATTTCCGACCGTTATCTGCCCGGTTCTGGTATCGCCGTCGCCCAGCCAATATCCGAGCAGCCACGGCGGGATAGGCAACTTCATGCATCGTAGACCGGATACGGGATCAGCCACGTCAACCGCATACCGGAACCCCTTACCGCCCGGAAGCTGTTCCTTGCCGAACATCTCCTTGGTGGTCAAGGTATTGAGTCGGCGATCAGCCAGATCGAGCCTGCGCACGGTCCAGAGGTGGTCGGCGTCGGCAACGATCACATTCCCGGTGTCGAACTCAACCTCGTAACAGGGCCTGTTCTCAAGCCAGTCATATGCCTCCAGTACCCGGACGGGCCTTCCGTCCGATCCGTAGATGAGATCCCCGACGCGGAGATCCCCCATCGTGGTCCAGCCGCCAGGGGCAGGAACAGGCGTCAGTACATCCAACGCCTTGCCCAGTGATCTACCGCTTTGGTCGATTTGGAACTTCGAATCGTCCCTGAACCAGGCGACCTGGTAGTCGTAGCAGCGGAACAGGCTGTCCGGGCTGGACTCGTCCACCCAGCACAGTTCGGCGGCGTCGATCCCAGACTGGTCCTGGAGGATCGCCAGAAGATAGCACTCCTCCTCCGTCAGGTCGGGGACGGCGACCATGTGTCAGCTCCTCTTGGGCTTCGGCTTCTTCTTCGTTCCGCAGGTCATGTCACACCTCCCTCATGCTCTCACCTCCAAATACTGACGGTACAGGCGTGTGGCGATGCCAGGACGTTCGTCCAGAAGCCCGACGAAGGCTGCGACGGCCATGGCCTTGCGGTACTCGACGAAGTAGGCGGGTGGCTTACCGAGAGCCGCGGCGATCTGGCGAAGCTCATTGATGTCTGGATGGTAGGAGCCTTCGCGGAGGCGCCGGGCCTGCGTCTTGGACAGGTAGGCCCTCCGCGCGAACTCACGTTCGGAGACTGTGATGAGTTTCCGGAGGGCCTCGGTGAGGGGAAGGTCGGTGGTGTCGCCGTGAATGAGGGCGTCCAGGTCCACCTCGTCCTCTTTGGGCATGGGGCGCTGCCCGACCCTCCCGGACTTGGCGTGGACCTGTTTGATCATGTCGGCGACCAGGGCATACGTGGCGTCCGGGTTGACCTTGAAGGCGGCGATCCACGTCCCGGCGGACGACTTCGGTCCGGTCAGTGTTTCCAGTGTGGGGTATTCCAGACGGAGTTCCGACTCGGACTTCGGCTTCCTCCGGGTCACGCCATCTCCCGGATCCACATCGTCTGGTTCGCGCGGAAGTTCGCTTCGATCTGGTCCCATTCGGCCAGGAAGTTGACCCTGATCCATTCGACGATTTTCGCTTCGGACAGGTCCAGTTGCCT